GCGTGGCGATGGTAAGTTCAGTAAGCCGTTTGTTGAGCAGCAAAGCTTTTTTAAGCAAAAGCTGCCGATGCCCAGCCAGCATTATGACGATATCCTGAATGCGGCGCATGATCGGGCGTTTATGGTTGCGGGGGCGACCAAGGCGGATTTGCTGACGGATTTGAAGGGGGCGGTGGATAAGGCGATTGCCGAAGGCCACGGTCTGGATTGGTTCCGGAAACAGTTTGACGGCATTGTAAAAAAGCATGGCTGGGAGGGCTGGACGGGGTCCGGGACGGCGGAGGGGCGGGATTGGCGGACGCGGGTGATTTATCAGACGAATCTGTCCAGCTCTTATGCCGCCGGGCGTTATGGGCAATTGACCCGTCCGGAGGTGCTGGAGGCGCTGCCGTATTGGAAGTATGTGCATAACGATTCGGTGGCGCACCCGAGACCGTTGCATGTGGCATGGAGCGGTACGGTGCTGAAGCATGATGATCCGTGGTGGGGGTCGCATTATCCGCCGTGCGGTTGGTTGTGCCGCTGCCGGGTTGAGCCGGTGGATGCGTCTGAGTTTGATGGCAAGCCGGCCCCGGATGACGGGGAGTATACCAAGGTGGACCGCTATGGGGTGGAACACACGATGCCGAAGGGCGTTGATTATGGCTTTGGGTATACGCCGGGGAAGAGTTTGGCGGCGGATACGCAGTTGCGGGCGATGGTGCAGGATAAATTGGTGCGTTATGCACCGGCGATTAGCCGGTCGTTGACTAAGGATGTGAACCGCTATATTAATGCTGACAAAAAGGCTTCTAGTTTTGCCGGGCAAGCGTTGGCGGATGCGGATGTGAAGGCGTTGGGTTGGCTGGGGTTTGTGGCACGCCCTGAGGTGTTAAAGCCGTTGGTGCATGTGGATATGACGGGCTTTTTGGTGTTGTTGCCTGCGGACGCGGTGCGTCATGCGGTGAATAAGCATGCGTTTGATGGCAAGGGGCAGCGGGCTGTGAAGCCTGCGGATTTTGATCGGGTGGCGCAGGTGCTGAATGAGGGGGATGCGGTTGCGGGCGATGGTGATGGGTTTTTTGTGTCGTCTTTGGTGGTGGGTGGCGAGACGTTCCGGTGCGTGTTTGAGGTGATGGGCGCAAAAATGCGGGCGGTGGCGTTGAAGACGCTGATGATTAAGACTGCGAAGTAGAGACCGCTTTGATGCAAGTTGCGTTGCCCCCAGCTTACGGCTGTTCCGTTCTTCCCTCTTGGGCAGATTATACCTGTTTTAAGTCGGGAGCGGGAGGTCGGCAGTTCTTCCATCCATGTTATAAATGAGCGTAGACGCCAAATTTCTACGCCTCGCTCCCAGTCAATACGATAGATTAATCCGGAGAAAGTTGCAATGTTTGAAGTCAGTTGGGATGACACGGAAATTAGAAGGGCTTTGCGTAAATTGCAAGGGGCGGGGGTGGGGTTGTCCGGGCCGTTGCAGGTGATCGGCCTGAAGTTGGTGGAATCGACCAAGCAGCGTTTTGCGACGGGGGTGGCCCCGGATGGTGCGCCTTGGCAGGCGAATACGGCGGCGACGCTGGCGCGTAAGTCAGGGAGCAAACCGTTGGTCAATCATGGCGACTTGGAGCGGCAAATCAGCTATGCGGTGTCCGGTGATGTGCTGGAAGTCTTTAGCACTCAGGAACAGGCGGCGATGATGCAGTTCGGCGGCAGCAAGGCGGAGTTCCCGCATTTGTGGGGCGATATTCCGGCGCGGCCGTTTTTGGGGGTGTCGGCGGCGGATGAGGTGATGATTTTGGCGACCATGGCGCGTTATTTAAAAAATGCGCTTTAAGGCTGATAACAGCACTGGGTGCTGTATCGGTAGGCCACAACGGGTTTTGCCCTATCATAAACGTCCGTAAATGCTTTATGGTGGATTTGGCTGCCAAGGTGGGGGGTGTTTTTGCATGACTGCCCTGAAGGGCATAAATAAATTGGCAGCTGCTCAAAAGTGAATTCGAGTTCACTTTTGGTGATGCACTCAAAACGGTAGTCGAACACCGTTTTTCAAATGCGAATTCGAATTCGCTTCCTGCAATACCCTAAGGGGCATAAATACACTCAAATGTGAATTCGAATTCACTTTTGAGCCATTCAAGATCGCCTTCCGGCGAATATTAAAGCGCTTTAACTCCTTTTGGCCATTGGAACGCCTAGACTGCGTACCCATGAGCACACATAAATTTTCCCAAATTGCCTTATCCGCGCAGCTGGTCGAGTTGGGCAGCACTGCACCCGATGAAATCAAGCTGTTGCCCGCCGGACGCTTCCGTGCGAAAGATGGGCGGCCGGCCAATTTGCCGGGCTGGGTGATGGATGACCGAAGCGCCAGTGCTTTGTTGAGCGCGATGCAGCGCCAGGCTGACGCTTCCGTGATCGATTATGAACACCAGACCTTGAATGCTTTGAGCAACGGCAAGCCGGCACCGGCTGCGGGCTGGTACGCGCAGTTGGATTGGCGGCCCGGCGATGGGTTGTACGCGGTCGGGGTGGAGTGGACACCGGCGGCACGGCAAATGATAGAAAACCGTGAATACCGTTATATCAGCCCGGTGATCAGCTATGACAAGAACACCGGCGCAATCACCGGATTGCCGATGGCGGCACTGGTCAATTATCCCGCGCTGGACGGCCTGAATGATCTGGCTGCGGCGCATTTCAATTTCTTCTACACGGACAACACCATGGATAAAGAATCTTTAATCACATCTATCTGTTATTTACTGAACCTGCCGCTGACTTCGACACCGGAGGAGATCGGCGGCGAACTGGATAAGGTCAAGGCCCTTATTAGTGGCGGAGATGGCTTGCGGGCTTTTTTGACCGCCCAAGCCAGTGAGGTGGCCGCTTTGGCGGGCAATCCTGACCCGACCCGGTTTGTGCCGCTGTCGGCACTGACCGAGATGCAGGAGCAGTTGGCGGCCCTGTCCAGCCAAGTGATCGGCGCGGAGATTGATCGGTTGATTGCGGACAACCAGGCCAAGTTGCCGACCCCACAGCTTCAAGCATGGGCCAAGGATTTGTCGGTCGAGCAGCTGCGCAGCTATCTGGACAAGGCGGTGCCGGTGGCGGCATTGAACGGGATGCAGTCTGGCGGCAAGGCACCGCTGGATGATGGGCAGGACACGGCGGCATTGTCGGCAGCGGAAAAAGAGGTGGCGGCCGCCATGGGGGTGTCCCATGAGGCTTTCTTGGCACATAAACTTAAAATGGCGGGTAACTGATTATGACGGCTTTGGCAGCAGACCGTAACACACCGATGCAGGATGGCTACAAGCAAGGCTATCCGGTGGCGGCGGCAGCGGTGATTTATACCGGGGCGTTGGTGGGCGTTAACGCGTCGGGCTATGCGGTGCCTATGTCGCTGGCTTCGGGTTTGGCGTGCGTGGGGGTGGCGGAATTCCAGTGCAACAATAGCACGGGCGCGGCGGGGGCGTTGACGGTGATTGCGCAGCGGCGCAAGGCGTTCCGCTTTAACAACGGTGCCAGTATTACGTTGGCCAGCGTGGGGGCTATGGCTTACGCGATGGATGATAACACGGTGACAACGACGTCTACCGGGGCGAGTGCGGTGGGAACTATCATCAATGTGGATAGTGCTGGCGTGTGGGTCAATATTGCTTAATTGGGGAGTGTGATCTGTGGAAATTAATCAGAGTAGTTTATTGGCGGCTTTTACGGGCTTCCAGATGGCGTTTCAGAATGGCTTTGATCTGGCACCGAGTCATTACGATAAGGTGGCGACGCTGACCACGAGCACGACCAAGCAGGAGATGTATCCTTGGATGGGGCGGACGACATGGTTTAGGGAGTGGTTCGGGGACAGGACATTGCAGTCTCTGGAAGCGCATCAATATACCTTGGTGAACCGTGACTTTGAGAACACGGTGGTGATCTCGCGCAACGATTTTATGGATGACACTTATGGCTTGTATACGCCGGTGTTTACTCAGTTGGGGATGGATGCGCGGGAGCATCCGGATGCGTTGGTTTTTGCATTGATGGCTAGTGGCACGACTAATTTGTGTTATGACGGGCAGCCGTTTTTTAATGCCAACCATCCGACCGAGGTGAATGAAGGCGCGGGACTGACCTATCAGTCGAATATTAATTCCAGCGGCTCTAGCCCGTGGTGGTATCTGCTGGACACGCGGCGGGCGCTGAAACCTCTGATTTTCCAGAAGCGCTTGGACTATCGGTTCATCAGCATGATGGGTGATACCGATGAGTTAGTGTTTAACCGGAAAGAGTTCCGCTATGGCGTGGATGCGCGGGTGAATGCGGGCTATGGGTTTTGGCAGTATGCCTATGCGAGCAACCAGCCATTAAACGCGACGAATTATGCGTTGGCCAGGGCAGCGATGCGGAATATTACGGCGGATAACGGCAAGCCGTTGAATATAATGCCTAACACATTGGTGTGCGGGCCGTCGAATGAGGCGGCGGCGTTGCTGTTGTTTAATACTGCGTTTGCACCGAGCACGGCTGGCACTGCAACGCAGAGCAATATTTGGCAGGGCTTTGGCGAGGTGATTGTGACGCCATGGGTAGGTGCGTGATGGCTAAGCAGGACGGGCAAGGCGTTGCCGGGTATACGCATGTGGCGGTGGCTTCGTTTGCGAAGCGGTTTTGCGAGATTGGCCGGGCGTTTTACCCGGAGACGGTGTTGATTGCGCTGGATGAGCTGGATGATGAGGCGCTGGCTGTGTTGGAGGGTTCGCCGCACTTGAAAGTGCAGCGGGTGGCCCTGCCGGAGTAGGTTATGAGTAATGTGACTGCGCCTGCCAGTGCATCTATTCAAGTGGGTGGCACTGCCCAAGTTTTGTTTCCGGCGATGAATATGGGCTATCTGTTTGAGCTGTTTAATCCGTATTTGGCGACTGAGTCGTTGTTTGTGTCAGATGGGGCGGTGGCCACTGTCAACTCGATTGAGGTTAAGCCGGGGGGATATTTCCGTTCTGAGTCACTGACCACCAATGCGGTGTCCATATTGGGCGCTTCGTCAGGCCATGCGTTTTATGCGAGGAGTTTTAATGGTAACTAATCCTATGGTGGCTCTTTTGGGGCCTGGCGGCAATCTGGTGACGGTGGCACAGTTCCACAATTCTGATAATCAACAGCTGAATGCGGCGTATGCGTTGATGGGTGGTGGTGTGGCACAGTTGCTTAACCAGGCCAATAATCTGGACCGGCAGCGGGAAACGGGGTTGGATGGAGTCCCAGCGGTGGGGATTGCTTCGGGTACCCAGCAGTTGGCATCGCCTATTTCGGGGATTACTACGAGTGCGTCCATTGTGCAGAATTCGACAGCGCAGCCGGTGACGGTGAGTGGTTTGACGTTTTCGGCGCGGGGGCAAGTGTTGTCGCTGGCAGCGGGGTCGGTGATTTCGATTGATAGCGGGGTGAACCAAGAATTTGTGGTGCTGACGGGTGTCGGCACCACAAATATTAGCGGCGTGTTTACGAAAAACCATGCGTCTGGCGTGGCGGTCAGTTCGTTTGCCTATAACCAAGCGCGGGATGCAACGATTGCGGATGGTACGGCGGGCACGGGCATTGCGGCAAATGGTACGTTCTTGTTGAATTCCACTGGCGGCTGGGAGGCAGAGCGGTCGGCGGCGGGTGAGTTGGATGGTGCTAGTGGTGTTGGTACGGCTGTGGCGGCCGAGTATGAGTTTAATGGGGGCGGGCCGCATGGCAATTTTGACCGTGTGCGGTCGCTGCAGGGCAAATTTTCGCAGACCTTGGCTCTGGCCAGCAGCCCGGCGACCGGGCAGGCGGCGGCGACTTTGTCTGCGAATGCGCCGCCAACGCTGAAAGCGGGGATGTCGGTGGTTTTGAACGGCAGCACGGCGGAGGCGGTGGCGATACAGTCGGTGTCCGGTACAGCGGTGACTTTTACCACTAATGTGGTGAATGCCGGGCATACCAGTTTGGTGTTTGAGTCGTTTGCGGTTTCCGGGCCGGGATTGGCGGGTTTTA